ATGAGATCGGGCGCCGCCTGGCTCGCCTCCGCGAAGCCGGAGGAGGTTGACGAGTTTCTGGCGGGCTTAAGCGACAATGCGTTGCTGGCACTGCCATGGGTGTTCGACTTCTGGGCGCTGCCACATCAGGTGGCGCCGCAAGGCGCCTGGAAAAGCTGGGTGATCATGGGCGGTCGCGGCGCGGGCAAGACCCGGGCCGGGGCCGAATGGGTGCGCGCGCAGGTAGAAGGGGCACGGCCACTGGATGCGGGGTGCGCGCGGCATGTGGCGCTGGTGGGCGAGACCTTCGATCAGGCGCGCGAAGTGATGGTGTTTGGTGAAAGCGGGATATTGGCCTGCTCGCCGCCCGACCGCCGCCCGGACTGGGAAGCGGGGCGCAAGCGGCTGGTCTGGCCCAACGGCGCGGTGGCGCAGGTGTTTTCTGCGCATGAGCCCGAGAGTTTGCGCGGGCCGCAGTTTGATGCCGCCTGGGTCGATGAGCTGGCAAAGTGGAAATATGCCGAGGAAACTTGGGACATGTTGCAGTTTGCGCTGCGGTTGGGGGAGCATCCGCAGCAGGTTGTCACCACCACGCCGCGCAACGTGCGGGTGCTGAAAACCATTCTGGCCAACCCCTCGACGGTGATGACACACGCCCCCACCGAGGCGAACCGCGCCTATCTGGCGGCGTCGTTTCTGCAAGAGGTGCAGGCGCGCTATGCCGGCACCCGGCAAGGCCAGCAGGAGCTGGAGGGGTTGCTGCTGGAGGATGTTGAAGGCGCGCTCTGGTCAACCGCGACGATCGAGGCGCTGCGTGTGGACAGGGCGCCAGAGCTTGACCGCATCGTGGTTGCGCTCGACCCGGCGGTGACCGCCGGCAAGGCCTCGGACGAATGCGGCATCGTGGTGGTGGGGGCGGTGACGCAGGGACCGCCGCAGAACTGGCGGGCCTATGTGCTGGAGGACGCGAGCATTCAGGGTGCCACGCCGACGCAATGGGCAAAGGCGGCGATCGCCGCAAGGGAGCGGCACGGCGCCGAGCGGCTGGTGGCGGAAGTGAACCAGGGTGGCGATCTGGTGGCGACGGTGCTGCGGTCGGTTGACCCGCTGGTGCCGGTCCGGCCGTTTCGGGCGGGGCGCGGCAAGGGCCTGCGGGCGGAACCCGCCGCGGCGCTTTATGAACAGGGGCGGGTGCGGCATCTTCGGGGTCTGGGCAAGTTGGAAGACCAGATGTGCCAGATGACGGCGCAAGGCTTCAGGGGCAAGGGCAGCCCGGACCGGGTGGATGCGCTGGTCTGGGCGCTTTACGAGCTGATCCTCGAGCCGGCGGCGGCTTACAGAAACCCTCAGGTGCGCGGGTTGTAGGGGCGGGTGCCTCCGGCGGGGGTATTGGGGCGATAGAGAAGCGCGATTTTCAGGAATGGATCAACGGGCCGGGTCATACCGGCCCTTTTTGCTGCCTGCCGAGTGGGCGGCGCGGCAGGCATGGCACAGAGGAGCACGAGATGGTGATGCAATTCTTTCGCCGGGGCGGCGACGCGGTGGGCGGGCCTGAACAGAAGGCCACGGCGACCGGGCGGGTGATATCGCTGGCGGCGGGCACGGCGCGGGGCGGCGCGGTTTGGTCGCCACGCGATGTGGGCAGCCTGACGCGACTGGGGTTTACCGGCAACCCGATCGGGTTTCGCTGTGTCAAGCTGATCGCCGAGGCGGCGGCGGCGCTGCCGCTGGTGTGTCAGGACAGTGAGCGGCGCTATGAGATGCACCCCGTGATCGACCTTATGCGCCGCCCGAACCCGGGGCAGGGGCGGGCCGAGTTGCTGGAGGCACTTTTCGGGCAGATTCTATTGACCGGTAACGGGTATCTTGAGGCGGTGGCGGCCGAGGTGGGCCTGCCGCGCGAGCTGCATGTGCTGCGCGCCGACCGCATGAGCATCGTGCCCGGTGCGGATGGCTGGCCGGAAGCCTACGACTACACAGTGGGCGGGCGCAAGCATCGGTTCGACATGCGCGGCCACCCCGACCCGATCTGCCATATCAAGGCGTTTCACCCGCAGGATGACCATTACGGGCTTTCGCCGATGCAGGCGGCTGCGGTGGCGGTGGATGTGCACAACGCGGCTTCGGGCTGGTCGAAGGCGCTTTTGGACAACGCCGCGCGGCCTTCGGGTGCGATCATCTACAAGGGCGTGGACGGGCAGGGGGCGCTGAGCCCCGACCAGTATGACCGGCTGGTGAGCGAGATGGAGATGCACCATCAGGGCGCACGCAATGCGGGGCGGCCGATGCTGCTGGAAGGCGGCCTTGACTGGAAGCCGATGGGGTTCAGCCCATCGGACATGGAATTTCACGCCACCAAGCAAGCTGCGGCGCGCGAGATTGCGGTGGCCTTCGGCGTGCCGCCGATGCTGCTGGGGATACCGGGCGATGCCACCTACGCAAATTATCAGGAGGCGCACCGGGCGTTTTACCGCCTGACCGTCCTGCCGCTGGCCACGCGGGTTGCGGCGGCGGTGGCCTATTGGCTTTCGGGGTATCTTGGGGCGGCGGTCGAGCTGAAGCCCGATCTGGACCAGATCGCGGCGCTGGCGGCCGAGCGCGACCAGCAATGGGCGCGGGTGGGGGCGGCAAGTTTTCTGACCGATGCCGAAAAGCGCGCGCTTTTGGGGCTGCCGCCGCTGGCGGAGGCCTGAGGTGTGAGCGAGGGCGGCTCACGCTATCTCAAGGCGCCGTTCGAGGTGCACGAGCAGCGTTTTGAGGCGACCGAGCGGATCATGGCGTTGCAGTTCGGGCAGGTCGAGAAACGTCTGGAACGCATCGAGCAGATGATCGGGGGCCTTGAAAAGAGGCTCTGGATGACGGTTTACGGCGTGGTTGCCGTGATCTTGACGCAGGCGGTGCAGGGGGTGCTCTCATGGGCTCCGAATTAGGAAATTACGCATGAATACGGATGATTACGGGCTGGAGTTGAAGTTTACCCGGTTGGGCGATGAGGTCTGCGTGACCGATGGCACGGTGATTTCGGGCTATGCGTCGCTGTTTGGCGTGTCCGATCAGGGCGGCGACGTGGTGCTGCCGGGGGCCTATGGCGCGGGGCTGAAACGCCTTTCGGCGCGCGGGGGCACCGTCAAGATGCTCTGGCAGCACGACCCGGCGCAGCCGATTGGGGTTTGGGACGAAATCCGCGAGGACGAACGTGGGCTATGGGTCAAGGGCCGCTTGCTGCCCGAGATCGAGAGGGCCCGCGAGGCGGCGGCGCTGATTGGCGCGGGGGCGATTGACGGGCTGTCGATCGGCTATCGCACGGTGGCCGCCGAAAAGAACGCAAAAGGCCAGCGGCTGCTTGCGGAACTGGAGCTTTGGGAAGTCTCGGTGGTGACATTCCCGATGCTTGTGCAAGCGCGGGTCGGGGCCAAGGGCGATGTGCCTGAGGCGGCCGATTTGCGCGACCTGGCTGCGGCCTTGACCGACGCGGCCGGGATTCTGGCGGACCGCTAGGCCGCGCCGGACCCCTCAACCCTAACGAACAGGTGGAGTGACGATGAAGACCGAGAGCAAGGCTCGGGCCGGGACGGGCGTGTCCGACGGCCCGGCACCGGTGGCTGAGGTGAAAACCGCGCTGGCCGGGTTCCTGAACGAGATCAAGGGCTTTCAGGACGAAGTGAAGACAAGGTTGCAACAACAGGAAGAGCGACTGACCATGCTGAATATGAAGACGACGAACAGCGGGCGCCCCGCCCTTTCCGCCGCCGCGCACGACGAAGCGCCGCATCAGAAGGCCTTTGCCGCGTATCTGCGGTCGGGCGATGATGACGCGCTGCGGGGGCTGGCGCTGGAAGGCAAGGCGCTGAATACCGCGGTGGCCGCTGAGGGCGGCTATCTGGTGGACCCGCAGACTTCGGAGGCGATCCGCGGCGTGCTGAAGGCGACCGCCTCGATCCGTCAGGTCGCCAACGTGGTGAACGTCGAGGCCACCAGCTATGATGTGTTGGTGGACCATACCGAAATGGGTTCGGGCTGGGCCTCGGAAACCGCGAACCTAACGGAAACCGGCACGCCGCAGATCGACCGCATCAGCATTCCACTGCATGAGCTGAGCGCGATGCCCAAGGCCAGCCAGCGGCTGCTGGATGACAGCGCCTTTGACATTGAAGGGTGGCTTGCGCAGCGCATCGCCGACAAGTTCGCCCGCGCCGAAGCGGCGGCCTTTGTGGGCGGCGATGGCGTGGACAAGCCCAAGGGCTTTCTGACCCACGCCAAGGTGGACAATGGTTCGTGGACTTGGGGAAGCCTTGGCTATGTGGCCACCGGCAACAACGGCGATTTTGCAACCGTCAACGCTTCGGATGCGATCGTGGACCTTGTCTACGCGCTTGATGCCGAATACCGGGCCAACGGCGCCTTCGTAATGAATTCGAAGACCGCGGGTGCGGTGCGCAAGATGAAGGACGCCGACGGGCGGTTTCTGTGGAGCGACAGCTTGCAGGCGGGCGAACCGGCGCGGCTGATGGGCTACCCGGTGCTGATCGCCGAAGACATGCCCGACATCGCGGCGGGCACCTTTGCAGTGGCATTCGGCGATTTCAAATACGGCTATACGGTTGCCGAGCGCCCCGATCTGCGGGTGCTGCGTGACCCGTTCTCGGCCAAGCCGCACGTGCTGTTCTACGCCTCCAAACGCGTGGGCGGCGATGTGAGTGATTTCGCCGCGATCAAGCTGTTGAAGTTCGCCGCGTCGTAAGGGCGCGCGCAGGGGGCGGCAAACCGCCCCTTCTTTCGGGCGCGGGTTCGAGGCCCGCTGTTGCCTAGCTGCTCCCTCCGTCCGAGCGACGGCGGGGCGGCCCGCGCCCGAATTCTGCCCCGTGGGCACCAATTTGTGGAGATTTCCCATGATGCTGATCGAAGAAACGGCGGTGCCCGCCGGGGCTTTGCCAATGGCGGAGTTTCGAGACCATTTGCGGCTGGGCACCGGCTTTGCCGATGTGAGCGCGGCCGATGCGGCGTTGGAGGCATACCTGCGCGCGGCGCTGGCGGCGATTGAGGCGCGCACCGCAAAGGTGTTGCTGGAACGTGATTTTCTGCTGACACTTGAGGATTGGCGCGGCCCTGAGGCGCAGCCCCTGCCGGTGGCGCCGGTGAGCGTGATCGGAGCGGTGCGGCTGCGCGATGCTGCGGGGGTGGTCCAGCTCGTGGCGCCCGAGCGCTATCGGCTGGTGCGCGACATGAGCCGCCCGCGCGTGCAGGGCGTCGGGGGCAGCCTGCCGGGGGTGCCGCGCGAGGGCGCGGTCGAGATTGCCTTTACCGCGGGCTTCGGGCCGGATTGGGGAAGCCTGCCGGTCGATCTGGCGCAGGCGGTGTTTTTGTTGGCGGCGCAGTATTACGAGCAGCGCCATGAGGGCTTTGGCGAGGCGCAGGCGATGCCGTTCGGGGTGATGGCGCTGATCGCGCCGTGGCGCACGGTGCGCGTGCTCGGGGGGCGGCGATGAGGGCGCCTCGGTTGAACCGCGCGCTGGTGCTGGAGGAGGCCGTGCGGCTGGCTGACGGCGCGGGCGGCCATACGCTTGACTGGGTGGCGTTGGGCACGCTTTGGGCCGAGGTGAAACCGGGTGCCGGGCGCGAACGCGCGGGCGAGTTTGTCACGCTTGCCACGGTGCCCTATCGCATCACGGTGCGGGCGGCCGCACAAGGCAGCCCGCGCCGCCCGCGCCCCGAGCAGCGCTTGCGCGATGGCGACCGGGTGTTTCGCATTGCGGCGGTGAGCGAGGCGGATGCGACGGGCCACTACCTGACATGTTTCGCGCACGAGGAGGTCGTGGCATGAGCTATGCAGCAGCAAGTGCATTGCAGGCAGCGGTGTATCAGCGGTTGCGCGCCTCGGATGCGCTCGATGCGCTGGTGGGTGACGCGATTTACGATGCGGCGCCGCCGGGACCGATGTCCGGCACCTATGTGAGCCTTGGGCCAGAGGACGCGCGCGATGCCTCGGACGCCACCGGCGCAGGGGCGGAGCATGACTTTGTGGTTTCGGTCGTGACCGATGCCGCCGGGTTCCAGACCGCCAAGGCAGTCGCGGCGGCGGTTTCGGATGCGCTGGTGGATGCGGCGCTGATGCTGGCGCGGGGGCGGCTGGTTGGCCTGTGGTTTCTGCGGGCCCGCGCGCGGCGCGTGGACGCTGGCGCGACGCGGCGCATCGACCTGACCTTCCGGGCGCGGGTCGAGGCTTGACGCACAATTCTGGCCGTCATGCCGGCGCGACCGGCGGGCCTTTGAGTCATCAATCGGAGAAAAACCATGGCGGCACAGAACGGCAAAGACCTGTTGGTCAAACTCGACCTTACGGGAAGCGGGCAATTTGAGACCATCGCGGGGCTGCGCGCCACGCGGATCAGCTTTAACGCGGAAACGGTGGATGTGACGAGCCTTGAAAGCCAGGGCGGATGGCGCGAGCTGTTGGCGGGGGCAGGGGTGAAGTCGGCCGCGATCTCGGGGTCTGGCGTGTTTAAGGATGCGGCCACCGACGAGCGCGCACGGCAGATCTTCTTTGACGGCGAAGTGCCTGATTTTCAAGTGATAATCCCTGCTTTCGGCGTCGTGCAGGGGCCGTTCATGATTACGTCGGTCGAGTACGCAGGCACCTATAACGGCGAGGCGACCTATGAGGTTTCGATGGCTTCGGCGGGTGTGCTGAGCTTTACGGCGCTGTGATGGCGAACCCCTGGGCGGGTGAGGTGGCGGTCTGGCTCGATGGCCGCCGCCATGTGGCAAAGCTGACGCTGGGGGCGCTGGCCGAGCTGGAGGCGGAGTTGGCGGCGGGCAGCCTGATCGAGCTGGTCGAGCGCTTTGAAGCGGGGCGATTTTCGACCCGCGACGTGCTGGCGCTGTTGGTTGCGGGCTTGCGCGGCGGCGGCTGGCAGGGCGAGGCCGCGGATTTGCGCACGGTGGAGATTGGCGGCGGGCCGGTTGAGGCGGCGCGGGTGGCGGCGGAGCTTTTGGCGCGCGCCTTCGCGGCGCCGGGCGCGACATGAGCGGGCTCGACTGGCCGGGGCTGATGCGGGCTGGGATGCGGGGGCTGGGGCTGCGCCCCGAGGAGTTCTGGCGGCTGACCCCGGCGGAGCTGGCGTTGATGCTGGGCGAGGCCGCGGGCACCCCGCCGCTGACGCGCGTGCGGTTGGGCGAACTGGCGGCAGAATGGCCGGATCAGGTGAAAGGATCTGACGATGATCGAGGTGGACGGGCTTGACGGGCTTGGCCAGCAGGCGGCCGCGCTGGAGCGCAGTCTTGGCGGTGCCGAAGCGATGGCGGCGGCGTTCAACGCCGAGCTGGGCCGGATGCAGCAAAGCATGACCTTTACCAGCCGCGAGGTTGGGGCGCTGAGCACCAGCATCGGGCGCGGGCTGCGCAAGGCTTTTGACGGGCTCATCTTTGACGGCATGAAGCTCAGCGATGTGCTGCGCGAGGTGGCGCGCAGCATGTCTGACAGTGTGTATGCCGCAGCGATGAAGCCCGTGCAGAATGCGATCGGCGGGGGAATTGCCAACGCCATGAATGGCTTGCTGAGCGGGATGTTTCCGTTTGCGCAGGGCGGCGCATTTGCGCAGGGGCGGGTGATGCCCTTTGCCAAGGGTGGCGTGGTCGCGTCACCCACATCGTTTGCGATGCGCGGTGGGCGCGGTCTGATGGGTGAGGCCGGGCCTGAGGCGATCATGCCGCTGGCGCGAGGTGCCGACGGGCGGTTGGGTGTGCAGGCGGCGGGCGGCGGGCGGTCGGTGCATGTGGTGATGAACATAACCACGCCAGATGCTGCGGGCTTTGCGCGCAGCCAAAGCCAGATCGCCGCCCAACTGGGGCGTGTTCTGTCGCGTGGCGAGCGCAACCGCTGAGGAGGGGACAATGGCATTTCACGAAATACGGTTTCCGGCCAACCTGAGCTTCGGCTCGGTCGGCGGGCCAGAGCGGCGCACCGAAATTGTGGCGCTCGCCAACGGGTTTGAAGAGCGCAACACGCCCTGGGCACATTCGCGGCGCCACTACGATGCGGGCGTGGGCCTGCGCAGCCTCGATGATGTTGAGGCGTTGCTGGCCTTTTTCGAGGCGCGGCAGGGGCAGTTGCATGGGTTTCGCTGGAAGGACTGGGCGGACTACAAATCATGCCTCTCGTCGCGCACGGTGGCCTATGACGACCAGCAGATTGGGGCGGGCGATGGTGTGCGCACGCAGTTTCAGCTGCAGAAAACCTACGTTTCGGGCGGTGTGGGCTATACGCGGCCAATCGCAAAGCCGGTGCTGGGCACGGTGCGGGTGGGGGTGCAGGGGCACCACCAGGCCGAAGCGGTCGATTTCGGGGTTGATCTGGCGACGGGGGTCGTGACCTTCGAAACTGCGCCTCCGGCGGGCGCACAGGTGACCGCCGGGTTCGAGTTCGATGTGCCGGTGCGCTTTGACACAGACCGCATTCTGGTCTCGGTGGCGTCGTTTCAGGCAGGTGATTTGCCGCAGGTTCCGGTGGTGGAGGTGCGCGTCTGATGGCTTTTCCGCAAGCTTTGAAGTCGCATCTGGCTACGGGCGCGACCACGATTTGCCGGGCCTGGGCGGTGGGGCGGAGCGACGGCGTGGTCTTGGGCTTTACCGACCACGATGTTGCGCTGGGCTTTGACGACATCGCGTTTCAGCCGGAAAGCGGCATGACGGCAAAGGCGCTTTCGCAAGGCACCGGGCTTGCGGTTGACAACACCGAAGTGGTGGGCGCGCTCTCGTCTGATGCGATCTGCGAGGTTGACGTCATGGCGGGGCGCTATGATGGCGCTGAAGTGCGGGTCTGGCAGGTGAACTGGGCTGAGGTTAGCCAGCGGGTGCTGCTGTTTCGGGGCCATCTGGGCGAGATCACGCGCGGCGAAGGGGCCTTTAGTGCCGAATTGCGCGGGTTGACCGAAGCCTTGGCGGGCGCGGCGGGCACCATCTATCAGGCAGGCTGCGGCGCGGTTCTGGGCGATGCGCGATGCGGTGTCGATCTGTCCGCGCCGGGGTATTTCGTGGAATGCGCTGCCGCAGAGGTCAGCGACGCGCGGGTTTTCGGCTTTGCCGGCCTTGGCGGGTTTGCCGACCGCTGGTTCGAGAAGGGGCGATTGCGCGTGCTTACCGGCGTTGCCGCCGGGCTGAAAGGGGTGGTGAAAAACGACAGGCTGCTGGGTTCGGGCTCCCGGCATGTGGAACTTTGGCAGGGTCTGCGGGCCGAGATCGCCGCGGGTGATATGATCCGGCTTGAAGCTGGCTGTGACCGGCGATTGGAAACCTGCCGGTTGAAGTTCGCCAATGTGCAAAATTTCCGAGGGTTTCCGCATATTCCCGGCGAGGACTGGTTGAGCGCCTATCCGCTGCGCGCGGGCGTGAACGACGGCGGGAGCATGTGGCGATGACGGGCGCGCGCGTGGTCGCCGCAGCACGGGAATGGATCGGCACGCCCTACTGCCACCAGCAATCGACCAAGGGTGCAGGGTGCGATTGTCTGGGTCTTCTGCGGGGGGTGTGGCGCGAAGTTCGTGGTGCCGAACCCGAGAGTGTGCCGCCCTACAGCCCCGACTGGTCGGAGGCTGCGCGCGACGAGCGGCTTTGGTGCGCGGCTGCGCGGCATCTTCTTGCGGTGCCCGGTGGCGCGCCTCTGCAACCCGGCGATGTGATCCTGTTTCGAATGCGCGCCGGCGCGGTGGCCAAGCACCTTGGGATTGTGGCCGAGGCGGGCGCCGCGCCCACATTCGTTCACGCCTACACGGGCCACGGGGTGGTTGAAAGCCCGCTTGCCGTGCCTTGGCGTCGCAGGATTGCCGCGCGATTTCGAATTTCTGAAGGAGTGACGTGATGGCGACCATTTTGCTTGCTGCGGCGGGTGCTGCGGTTGGGGCAGGTTTTGGCGGCACGCTGCTCGGCCTGTCGGGTGCGGTGATTGGGCGCGCGGTTGGCGCAACCCTTGGACGGGTGATCGACCAGCGCCTGCTGGGGCAGGGGTCGGCGGCGGTCGAGGTGGGCCGCATCGACCGCTTCCGTATCACCGGCGCCTCGGAAGGCGCCGCGGTGGGGCGCGTCTGGGGGCGGATGCGGCTGCCGGGGCAGGTCATCTGGGCGACTCGCTTTGCCGAAACCGCAACGCGCAGTGGCGGCGGCAAAGGCGCGCCCCGCCCCGCAACGACCCAATACAGCTATTCGATCAGCCTCGCGATTGCGGTTTGCGAGGGCGAGATTACGCGGATCGGGCGGGTCTGGGCGGATGGCGCCGAGGTGGCGACCGAAAAACTGAACATGCGCGTCTATACCGGCACGCAGACCCAGCAGGCCGACCCGAAGATCGAGGTGGTGGAAGGTGCGGGCATGGCGCCCGCCTACCGCGGCATTGCCTATGTGGTCTTTGAAGACCTGCCCTTGGCCGAGTTTGGCAACCGCGTGCCGCAATTCAACTTTGAGGTGATGCGCCCGGCGCAGGGACCGATGATCGACACGGTGCCCGATCTTGCACGCGGTGTGCGGGCGGTGGCGATGATACCGGGCACGGGCGAATATGCGCTTGCCACGACGCGGGTGCATTTTGACCATGGGCTGGGCGAGAGTGTTTCGGCGAATGTGCACACGCCTGCAGGTGAGACCGACTTCAGTGTGTCGCTCCGCCGCCTCGATGAGGAGTTGCCAAATTGCGGTTCGGTCTCGCTGGTGGTTTCGTGGTTTGGCGATGACTTGCGTGCAGGCTCGTGCAGCCTGCGGCCAAAGGTGGAGAGCCGCGATCTTGACGGGGCCGGGCTGCCTTGGCGGGTTTCGGGGCTGGCGCGCGCGCAAGCCGACGAGGTGGCGCGCCTTGAGGGGCGACCGGTCTATGGCGGCACCCCAACGGATGCGTCGGTAGTTGAGGCAATACGGGCCTTGCGCGATGCCGGAAAGTCGGTGGTGTTGTATCCCTTCATCCTGATGGAACAGCTTGCGGGGAATGGCTTGCCAGACCCTTGGGGGGGAACGGAACAGGCAAGGCTGCCTTGGCGCGGGCGCATGACGCTTTCTGTTGCGCCGGGTCTGGAGGGGTCGCCGGATGGGACGGCAGCGGCTGACGCCGAGATCGCCTCGTTTTTTGGCGCGGCGTCGGCGGTGGATTTCTCGATTGAATCCGGTCAGGTGGTTTACAGCGGCCCCCCGGAATGGTCGCTGCGGCGCTTTGTGCTGCATTACGCGGCGCTGTGCAGCCTTGCCGGTGGTGTCGATGCCTTCTGCATCGGGTCGGAGCTGGTTGGCCTGACGCGGGCGCGCGGCGCTGGCGGCGCGTTTCCCACGGTGGACGCGCTACGCGCCCTTGCGGGCGAGGTGCGCGCGATCCTCGGGGCCGGCTGCAAGATCGGTTATGCCGCCGACTGGAGCGAATACTTCGGCTATCACCCCGGCAATGGCGACGTGTATTTCAACCTCGATCCGCTCTGGGCGGATGCCAACATCGATTTTGTCGGTATCGACAACTACATGCCGCTGTCGGATTGGCGCGCGGGCGAGGACCATACCGACGCGGCGTGGGGCACGATCTACAACCTCGACTACCTCAAGGCGAACATCGCTGGGGGCGAAGGCTATGACTGGTACTATGCGGCACCCGAGCACCGCGAGGCACAGCTGCGCACGCCCATTACCGACGGTGCCTATGACGAGCCGTGGATCTGGCGAGTCAAGGACCTGCAAGGCTGGTGGCAAAACGCGCATTACGAAAGGATCGGGGGCGTGCGCCAAGGCGCGCCGACCGCTTGGGTGCCGCAGTCGAAGCCGATCTGGTTCACCGAAATCGGCTGCGCGGCGGTCGACAAGGGCACTAATGAGCCGAACAAGTTTCAGGACCCGAAAAGCGCGGAATCCGCGCTGCCGCATTTCTCGGATGGGCGGCGCGACGAGTTGATCCAGATGCAGTACCTGCGTGCGATGACCGACTTCTGGAATGATGCTGCGAATAACCCGGTCTCTGGCCTCTATCAGGGGGCGATGGTCGATGTCAGCCGCGCCCACGTCTGGGCTTGGGATGCGCGACCCTTTCCGCAATTTCCCGGCAACGTCGAGATCTGGTCGGATGGCACCAATTACGCGCGCGGCCACTGGATTTCAGGGCGGGTGTCGGCACAACCGCTGGCGAGCGTTGTGGCCGAGATCTGCGCAGCTCAAGGGCTGCGGGATTTTGACGTCTCGGGGCTTTATGGGGTGGTGCGTGGATACGCCACTGCGGGCGGCGAGAGTGGTCGCGCGGCCCTGCAACCATTGATGCTGGCGTACGGATTTGAAGCGGTTGAGCGCGACGGGCAGATCGTATTCCGGATGCGCGACGGCGCGGTGCGCAAGCATCTGGGCGCCGATGCTCTGGCGCTGGGCGAGGGCGCGCGCATTCAAACCAGTCGTGCACCGAAGGCAGAAACCGCGGGGCGGGTGCGGCTGAATTATGTTGAAGCCGAGGGCGACTATGAGACCCGCGCGGTCGAGGCGATCTTTGCGGACGAAGCGGGCGGGGAGGCGGCGCAAAGCGAAATGGCGATTGCGTTGACCCGCTCGGAGGGCCAGCGAACGGTCGAGCGCTGGCTTGCCGAGGCGCGAGTTGCACGAGACAGCGCGCGCTTTGCGCTGCCACCTTCGCGCGGCGACATTGGACCCGGCGACATTGTGGAGATCGAAACGGCCGAAGTTGCAGGGCACTTTCGCGTCGACGGAGTTGAGCATGCCGGCGCGATTGAGGTGACAGCGACGCGGGTTGAAGCCGCGGTCTATGTGCCTTCGGACGAGGCGGAGGGCGCGATCTTGCCGCGGGCCTTTGCGGCGCCGGTGCCGGTCTTGCCGATCTTCATGGACCTGCCGCTGATGCGCGGCACCGAAGTGGCACATGCCCCGCATCTGGCGGTGGCTGCCCGGCCCTGGCCGGGGGTAGTGGCGGTCTATTCGGCGCTGGCAGACGACGACTACACACTTGATCGCACGATCGAAGGTGCCGCCATGATCGGCACCACGCTAGCGCCGCTTTTTTCGGCGCGCGCCGGGGTGCCTGACCTTGGGCTGCCGCTTCGGCTGCGCCTGTCGGGGGGTGCGCTCGAGTCAGTTTCGCGCGCGCGATTGCTGGATGGGGCCAACCTTCTGGCGATTGGGGATGGCAGTTCGGATAATTGGGAACTCTTGCAGTTTGCCCGCGCCGAACTGGTTGAGCCTGGCATCTGGGAGATCAGCGAGCGGTTGCGGGGGCAGGCGGGTACCGACGCCATCATGCCGGAAACCTGGCCCGAAGGAAGCATGGTAGTGGTAATGAACGGCGCCCCCCGGCAGCTTGATCTGGCGCTGAGTGCGCGCGGGCTGGCGCGGCATTACCGGATCGGTGCGGCATCGCTGGGCTATGACGACCCGTCGTTTGTTCTCAAGGTTGAGGCATTTGCCGGTATCGGGCTGCGGCCCTATTCGCCCTGCCACCTGCGGGCCATACAGGACGGAGGCGATGCACGCGTCAGCTGGGTCCGCAGATCGCGGATTGATGGCGACAGCTGGGCCGGGGTCGAGACGCCTTTGGGCGAAAGCTTTGAGGCCTACCTTGTGCGCGTCGTCGAAAGTGGCGTGATACGGCGCGAAGACGTCACCGAACTGCCCGCCTGGGACTACACCGTAGCGATGCGCGCGGCGGACGGCATTGCCGGCGCTTGCGAGATTCACGTTGCACAACTTTCCGACACATTTGGTGCCGGACCTTTCGCAAGGATTCAGATCAATGGCTGA